ACAGGCAGTTCAAAGATGGCCTGGTGGTGATGCTCAGGAACAAGAGGGTCTTATTATGATGAGAGATAATTTTTACAGAATTATATTAGAACATAGATTTGAAAATGCTTAATAAATACTTATAGGTGAAGAACCTATATGTATGGCAGATTTAACTATTGAAAAGGTAAACGAAGTTTATCTAAGAATCACTACTGAACCACATATTGAGTATGAACTAAGGGATAGATTTACCTTTGAAGTACCCAATAAGAAATTCATGCCTCAGTACAGAAGCAGGCATTGGGATGGATTCGTTCATCTATTCAATTTAAAAACTAAGAGAATCTATGTGGGTCTTTTAGATAAAATTATTGCGTTCTGTGAGAATGCAGGATATACATATCAGTTTTTAAATAACAAATTCTATGGTCCTCCATTTGAAGTCAATGAGATGATTTCAGAGGAAGGTGTCAAGGACTATATGAGTTCTATCACTCATTTTGAACCAAGAGACTATCAGATTGATGCTGTACATGATGCTCTGAGGTACAACAGAAAACTACTCATCTCACCTACTGGTTCTGGTAAGTCATTTATGATTTACACTATTACCAGATACTTTGTAGCAAAGGGTTTAAAGATATTGCTTGTAGTTCCTACCACATCTCTTGTGGAGCAGATGTATAAGGACTTCCAACAATATGGTTGGGACCCAGAGAATCACTGTCACAGGATCTATGCTGGCAGGGAGAGAGTCAATACTAATGAGGTAACTATTACCACTTGGCAATCCGTCTATCAATTAGATAGAAAGTTCTTTGAAGAGTATGATGTCATCATTGGTGATGAGGCTCACCTTTTTAAGAGTAAGTCTCTTGTAGGTATTATGGACAAGTTACATCATGCCAAGTATAGGTATGGGTTCACAGGAACACTTGATGGCACACAGACCCATAAGTGGGTGTTAGAGGGACTGTTTGGACCTTCTTATAAAGTGACACAAACTAAGAAATTGCAAGATGAAGGTCACCTTGCTACTCTTGATATTCAATGCCTAGTCTTGAAGTATAAACCCAAAAAGTTTGATACCTATGAAGATGAGATCCAACATCTCATTGGTCATGAAAAGAGAAACAACTTCATCACTAATCTTGCTGTCAGTTTAACTGGTAACTCACTTATCTTATTCAGTAGGGTAGAAGCACATGGTGCTATTCTTTTTGAGTTAATAAATAATAAGGTAAGTAAAGGTAGAAGGGTATTCTTTATCCATGGCGGTGTAGATGCAGAGGATAGGGAGCAAGTTAGAGAGATTACTGAAAATGAAAAGGATGCAATTATTGTTGCATCATACGGAACTTTCAGTACAGGTATTAACATTAAAAACCTTCACAATGTTATATTTGCCTCTCCATCAAAATCTAGAGTTAGAAACCTCCAGAGTATTGGTAGAGTCCTCAGAAAAACTAAAGATAAAGTGAGTGCCAAACTTTATGATATTGCAGACGATTTTACAATTAGATCACGTAAAAATTATACATTAAATCACTTCATTGAAAGAGTGAAAATTTATGTTTCAGAGCAATTCAATTATGATATTATTACTATTGATATAAAAGACTAGAAAGGGAGTAAAGGTATGGGGATTGAAGACGATTTTTTTGCAACAATCAAACTGAAATGTGGGGATGAAATCTTTGCCAAGGTAGCAGCATCAGAGGAGGATGACAGAACTATGCTTCTTGTATCTAATCCTATTTGTGTTGAAGAAGTTAGAACAAGAGGTAATGTTGCTGGTTATAAATTTGAACCTTGGTTAAAGACATCATCAGAAGATTTATTCGTAATTAACTTAGAAGATGTTCTTACAATGTCTGAGTCAGAAGATATTGAAATGATAGTCAACTATCAAGATTATGTAAGAAAGATTAATAAACAGAACTACTCTAAATTAGATAGGAAAATGGGTTACTTAGGTAATGTTCATGATACCAAAGAAGTCTTAGAGAAGTTATTTAATATTAGCTAATACCAATCCTTGAAAGGCAACAAACCTAGTCTACTATTGTTTCAGAGTTCTGTCAAGCACTTGTCATGATTAACTAATTCTGTTATAATATAAGTATTCAAAATACATTTAATGTAACCTTGTAGGAACTCAATAATGCCAAAGTCCAAGAATCCAGAACATTATGTAAACAACAAGGAATTTTTGAATGCACTTGAAAACTATTTTGCTCAGGTAGAAAAAGCAAAATTGAATGACAAACCCAAACCAGTTATTCCAAGATACATTGGTGAGTGCTTCTTAAAGATTGCTAATCATCTATCATATAAGCCTAACTTTGTGAACTACATGTTCAAGGATGATATGATTTGTGATGGTATTGAAAACTGTGTTAGATATGTACACAACTTCAATCCTGAGAAATCTAAAAATCCTTTTGCTTATTTCACACAGATTATCTACTATGCCTTCCTGAGAAGAATCTCTCAGGAGAAGAAGCAGTTAGAGATCAAGAACAAGATTCTTGAGAAGACTGACTTTGATGAGGTCTTTGACGCCAATGACCTTGACAGCAGTAATTTCTCTGAGTATAATAGCATCAAAGATGCTGTGCATCAGAAACTGAGAGGTAACTAATGCTTGGAAGTCTAGACCCAGAGGAGAGAGTTATGAGTGACATCCCCCCACATGACTGGACAAAGAACAAAGATGAGTTCTTTGCTTGGGATGATAATGGCATTATGGATAAAGTTCAAGATGTTATTGAGACTCTTGACTGGAAAGAAGAAGATGATATTGTTGTAGAGATTGGTGGCACAGTGGTGTCTGGTATCCATCAAGGTGAAACCTATAATAAAAAGTGGGCATCACCTTATGGAACACGTAAGTATAATAAGGATGCTTTCATTGTTATCAGTAATAATTCTCGTAGAGACTTCACTAAATCACAACCCTTAGATAGAGAACACAAACCTTATCACTCATATACACCTGTTGAACCACAAGATATTGTTGTTAACATGGATGGTGGTGTTGGTGGTTCTTGGGAAGTTAAGGAAGAATAATGCGTGTAGTAATTATCACAGACACTCATTATGGTGCAAGGAAAGGTTCTAAACTTTTTCATGATTACTTTGAGCAATTCTATAAGGATGTATTTTTTCCTACCTTAGATAAGGAAGGGATTGATACTGTTATCCATATGGGTGATGCATTTGATAGTAGAAAGGGTATTGAGTTTCAAGCATTAAAGTGGGCAAAGAGAGTTGTGTTTAATCCTCTCAAAGAGAGAGGTATTAATATGCACCTGATGGTAGGTAATCATGATGCTTACTATAAGAATACTAATGAAGTCAATGCAGTAGACCTTCTACTGAAAGAGTATGATAATGTTGAGGTGTATTCTTCTCCTACAGAAGTTACTATTGGAAAACTCCCTATTCTTATCCTTCCTTGGATTAATAATGAGAACCAAGAAGAAACAACTAAACTTATCAGAAAAACAAAGTGCAAGGTTGCAATGGGACACCTTGAACTCAATGGATTCAAAGTCAACAGACAGATCGTTATGGACAACGGTCTTGACAGTGAACTCTTGGGGAGATTTGATAGAGTGTTCTCAGGACACTATCACACTAGATCAGACAATGGAAAGATATTCTATCTTGGCAATCCCTATGAAATGTTCTGGAGTGATGTCAAAGATCCCAGAGGTTTCACTATATTTGATACTGAAACCTTAGAGCACCATCATATTAACAACCCCCATAGATTGTTCTACAACATCTACTATGAGGATACTGACCATCAGACATTCAATACTACTGAGTATGAGAATAAGATTGTCAAAGTAATTGTGAGGAAGAAAACTGACATTAAAAAGTTTGAAAAGTTTATTGATAAACTCTATACTTCTAATGTTGCTGACCTTAAGATTGTAGAGAACTTTCAACTCATAGAGTCTGAAGAGTTTGAAGCAGATGAATCTGAAGACACTATGTCTATCTTGAGTAGGTATATTGATGATTCTGAGACTAAGTTAAATAAAGCAGTAGTTCAGTCTTTGATTAGAAATATCTATCAAGAGGCGTGTGAGATGGTTTAATGTACATTATTACAGTTGCTGGTAAAGAAAAAGAAGGAGCATACTCTGTTGTTGATGATGATGGAGAGCAAGTCCTTTACATCTTTATGGAAGAGGATGATGCTGAAAGATATTCTATGCAACTGGAAGAGCTTGACTATCCTGAGATGAATGTGCTAGAAATAGAAGATGAGTTGATGATTAAAACCTGTGAGATGCATGATCACAGATATACCATTATTACACCTAATGACATTGTGATTCCACCTGATATAAAGCATGATTACATTTAAGACTATCTCTTGGCAAAACTTTTTAAGTACAGGTAATACACCAACTATTGTCAATCTAAATGATTCAGCAACTACTTTGATTATTGGTAGTAATGGTGCTGGTAAGTCAACCATTCTAGATGCGTTGACTTTTGTGCTGTATGGAAAATCATTCAGGAAAGTTAATAAGGCTCAACTTATTAATACTGTCAATGAGAAAAACTGCTTTGTCAGTATTGAATTTGATATCAACTCTACTGAGTGGAAAGTGGAGAGGGGTATTAAACCAAACATATTTAAGATTTATAGGAACAATGAACCACTAGACCAAAGTGCATCTGCTATTGATCAGCAGAAGTGGTTAGAGCAGAATGTCTTGAAGATGAACTATAAGTCATTCACTCAGATTGTTATCCTTGGTAGCAGTACCTTTGTTCCCTTTATGCAACTGCCTTCTAGCAGTCGTAGAGAAGTAGTAGAAGACCTATTAGACATTAAGATCTTCTCTTCTATGAATGATCTAATCAAGTCAAAGATTAGATTGATTAGGGATGATGTCAGAACATTAGACTTAAAGAAAGATGCCATCAAAGATAAGGTGGAGATGCAGAAGAGTTTTATTGATAAGTTGGAGAAGGAAGGAAAAGATCTTATTGGTGGGAAAGCAGGAGAGATTGAATCTTTACAGCAAGAAGTAATGGATGGTTTCTTAAGTGGGTCTAAATTAGAAGACCAACTACTTGTGAAACAAGAAGAGTTGAAAATATTTGAAGGGGCAAATAAAAGACTGAGGGAGTTTGGTAATATTAAGGGTAAGATGTCTCAAAGAATTAATACTCTTGTAAAGGAGCATAAATTCTTTTCAGATAATAGGGTTTGCCCTACTTGCAATCAAGATATTAAAGAAGATTTTCGTGTAAATAGAATCAGGGACTCTCAAGATAAAGCATCTGAATTGCAACAGGGGTATAAAGAACTCCAGCAAGCAATTAAAGAAGAAGAGTTGAGAGAGTCTTCATTTAACCAATTAACAGGAGAGGTAACAAAGTTACTTAATGGCATTACTCAAAACAATACTCATATCTCTGGGTGTCAGAAGCAAGTCAAAAGACTGGAATCAGAAATTCAAACTATTACCAGCCAATTTGAAAACAGAAATTCTGAGCAGAGTAGATTAAATGAGTTAAGAGACAGTCTTGAGGAAACCTACAGTAACCTTGCTACCAGGAAAGAAGATATATCCTATCATGACTTTCTATACACCCTACTAAAAGATGGTGGAGTAAAGTCAAAGATTATCAAAAAGTATCTGCCCCTGATTAATCAGCAAGTTAATAAGTATCTGCAATTGATGGACTTCTATATCAACTTCAAGTTGGATGAAGAGTTCTCTGAAACTGTAGAGTCGCCTATACACGAAGATTTTTCTTATGCTTCATTTAGTGAAGGGGAGAAGATGAGGATTGACCTGTCTCTCCTATTCACTTGGAGAGAAATAGCAAGAGTCAAAAACTCTGTCAATACAAACCTACTGATCATGGATGAAGTCTTTGACTCATCTCTTGATGGATTTGGTACTGATGAGTTTCTTAAAATCATCAGGTATATCATTAGTGACGCTAATATCTTTGTCATCAGTCACAAGACTGGTATGGAAGATAAGTTTGAAGAGGTAGTCAAATTTGAAAAGGTAAAGGGATTCTCTAGGAAGAAATGATTGAATTTAAAAATTGCCTTGTTGATAGAAATATATTTCCTAGTTTTCTTATTTCTACTGATTTAACTTCTCATATTGATAATGAGGATGTTATATCTGATTTCTTTAAGGTAAAGAAAAAAGATAAAGGTGAGAAAAAAACTAATGTTATAGGATGGCATTCTTCTATAAAACTTGATGATCCAGATCATCCACATATATCTAAAGTGATGAATCTTGCTGAAACTTTTGTTAATCAGTTTTTAGACAATGAAGAAACCAATTTGCAAGTCACTAATATGTGGTGTTGGTTAATGGAGAATGGTGTTGGAGCATATAATGTAGTCCATAATCATGGGAAGATGGATTTGATTGGAGTGTATTATATTGAGGTGCCTCCAAAAGCAGAGGGAATGACATTACTTAGAACTGATGCTTTCACTCATACTGAACTGTGTGGATCAAATAAATCCTCTGATTTTGCTGGTAATTTTATGGTAGATGCTATTGTTGGGAGACTGTATATTATGCCAGGACATCTCTATCACTATGTAACACCCTTTGATGATAAAGGGTATAGAAGGTCATTAGTATTCAATATAGGGGTTGGTAAGAAGTAATATTAAGAAAGATTGATTAATTTAACATTGATACATTCTTTCATTAAAAAACTGAAATATGTGGATTTGCTGACTATATAGTGTGTGAATTGGAGATCTTTGTTTATGCACAATCTAGTTTCCCATAATGAACTTGCATCCTGGAAGTGGGATGAAAAATCAAAGACTGATGAAAAATATGATCAAGTATCTGAATACTTCCAGTGCATTTCTGAGTGTAACATTGTAGATAACAACGCTAGGAGGTTTTGCAGACACATTCTAACTTCATAGAAACTAAACAAAACTAAAAGGAGATTATCTCACTGAAGACCCCTGCCATATATGGTGGGGGTTTGGTTCGTATGGGGATAAATATTGAAGAAAGAAAGAATTATTATTATGCTTTCTACTAAATATCGTCTTAGACTTGAGTACATTTGTTCTAGAATTGCAAAGGGCGAAGAAGTAAAACTTGAGGATATGATTTGGGCTGATAAGTTGGCAAAGACCCACACATTAGCTAGAGATTGGTTGCAAAAAGCAAGACGCCAAGCATCCCAAAACATTGAAGAGGGTAGCACAGACGATTTTCTGAATAGGATGGGTTTAGGAGATCCCGACCCATCCAATCACAAAACGGGATTCACTGATGCTGACGATATTAAGGATTGGTTTCAGCAAGATAAACCTAGTGATTGGAGGCAACGTGACTGATTATGTCTGTATCCCTATGTGGGATCCCATTTACGAAATGATGCGATATCATTGGGTACACAAGTCTGAAAAGGATCCTGTGCAATTCGCGAAAAACCTCAACCCAGAGCAAGAAGTGCTATGACAATTAAGATTACTCCTCAAACATATATTGAGAGGAAGACCTAATGATTGATACAATTGTAGTTTATTCAAATGGTAGTCAAGAGTGTGAGAGAATTTGTATGCTTCTCAAATCTCTTGATGGTGAGTTCTTAGAGTACAAACTCAATAACCATTTCACACAGAGAGCATTTGAGAATGAGTTTGGTGTTGAGGCAGGTTATCCACAGGTTGCTATTGGAGCAAATCATATTGGTAATTTGAAAGAAACTTTGCAGTGGATGAAGAGCAAGCATATTGTGTGACAGTTGTCAAACTGTCTACTACTGCCAAAATTCTGGTCTGAATGCTGTAATATAGTCATATACAAAGCAAAGCAGTAATGGCAGTCAATTACGAAATCAAATCACAACTTGCCAAACTCCTTGCTACTGAGGATTTGGTGGTTGAGAATCGTAATGTTGAGACAGCACAGTTTAATGTTGAGACACGTGTTCTGACTCTTCCTATGTGGAAGCGTGCTAGTGAGACTGTTTATGACCTTCTGGTGGGTCATGAAGTAGGTCATGCTCTCTACACTCCTGATGATTGGAGTTGGGAGGATCGTATTCCTCAACAGTTTGTGAATGTGACTGAGGATGCGCGCATTGAAAAACTGATGAAGCGTCGCTATCCTGGTCTCTCTAAAACTTTCTATCAAGGTTACAAAGAGATGTCAGATAATGACTTCTTTGAACTTGATGGTCAAGACCTAAGTAAGATGAACCTTGCTGATCGCATCAACCTGTACTGTAAGATTGGCACTTTTGTTGATATCCCATTCTCTGATAAAGAGATGGAGTTTGTTGAGATGGTTAATGAAAGTGAGACATTTGGTGATGCAGTCCTGGCAGCAGAACTTCTTTATAATTATTGTAAGGAGCAGATTGATAATAGTGAGAAATTAGCAGAATCTCCTACACCTGATGGAAACAAAGGTGATAGTATTGATTCATCACAGCAAATGCCAAAGGCAGAGAGTCAAGATTCTGAGAACTCAGAAGAATCTGGGGAGAAAGAAGATATGACTCATGAAGAAATGTTGGAAGAAGCAGAGCGTCGTGAAAAAGGGAATGAACTTAATAAAGTTGACCCTCTTGAAATTCAGACTGATGAAAGGTTCAATGAAGGTACAAAAGATTTAGTTGGAAATACTGAGGGTGCCAGAGAGTTGGGATACTATGAAATTCCTAATTTTGATGTCAATAAGTATATAATCTCTAATGAGAAAGTTCATCAGGATTTAGATGGTCATTGGGAGAGAGAACTCATACCTCTTGAAGATGCTAATGGCAATAGTCATGCTGCTAGTTTTGAATGGGTAGATTCTGAGTACAAAAAGTTCAAGAAGAATTCACAACGTGAAGTAAATTTTCTTGTCAAAGAGTTTGAGTGTAAGAAGTCAGCAGATGCCTATGCACGTGCTGCTACTTCTAGAACTGGTGTTCTTGACTGTACCAAATTGCATACCTATAAGTACAATGAAGATCTGTTTAAGAAAGTAACTACTCTTCCTGATGGTAAGAATCATGGTCTTATCTTTCTTCTTGATTGGTCTGGATCTATGGCTGACTATATTCATGATACAGTCAAGCAGGTATTCAATCTGATTTGGTTCTGTAATAAGGTAAACATACCATTTGATTTGTATGCTTTCACCAACAGTTATCATGATAGAGATAGGCAATGTAACAATCTTGACTGGAAAGAAAATACTTTCTGGCTTTCTAATGACTTTTCTCTTCTGAACTTATTGTCTAGTACTTGTAAGCAGAAAGATTTTGAGAAGCAGATGTTGAATATTTGGAGAAGTGTATTTGGTATGAGGAGTTATTCTGACTATAATATGCATCCTTCTTATAATCTGTCAGGAACTCCTTTGAATGAAGCAATCTGCTGTCTTCACCACATCATTCCTGCATTTAAGAAAAACAATGATCTACAAAAGGTGCAGGTTCTTGTCTTGACAGATGGTGAGGCAAACTCTATGCCTGTTGCTAAGAAGTATTGGAGTGCTTATCATAAGCAATGGGATATAGGGACAGCACATGTCTATCCTGATATGTCTTACCTGCGTAATCGTAAAACTGGTATGACTTATAAATTTTCTGGTGAGTACTTCAAGTTTACAGAAGTCTTCCTAAAAGATCTGCAAGCATCTTTCCCTGATACAAACTTTATTGGTTTTCGTATTGCTGCCAGTAGGGATATCTATAGTTTTGTTAGAAGGTATACTATGCTTACTGATAAAATGGTGAAAGGAATTAAGAAAGAAAAGTTCGTATCTATTGATAATAGTGGATACACCACTTACTTTGGTCTTGTTAGTCAAAGTCTTTCTAATGATGTTGAGTTTGATGTTGAGGAAGGTGCTTCTAAAACTAAAATCAAAACAGCATTTGCTAAGAATTTGAAGGCAAAGTCCCTAAATAAAAAAGTTCTTAGTCAGTTCATGGACCTGGTCTGCTGACCAGTTGTCTAACTGTCTCATCTCACCTCTGAGAGGGGTAGAGATGCCCTATACTATCTTTGTTGACCACAGAACACACACTACAAAATCATGGCTCTTTCACCTGAATACATCACCTCTTCACTCACCAATCTTTATGGTTCTGAAGTAGTTGCTGCTGATGTACGTGCCTGGTGTGCAATGAATGGAACTACTTATCAGACTGTGACTAAAAAACTTGATGACTACAAAGTTGGTCGTGGTAAGTGGAATCTGACTGTGCAAGAAAAACTAGAACAAAAATATCAAGCACCAGCAGGACTACCTGCTATTGAGCAAAACCTTATCCCAGAGAAAGATGATACCTTCGTCAAGTTTGGTAATTTCTCTGATATTAAAAAAATTATTAGCTCCAATCTTTTTTATCCATCATTTATCACAGGTCTTTCTGGTAATGGTAAAACGTTCTTGGTTGAGCAAGCTTGTGCCCAACTCAAGAGGGAGTTAATTCGTGTCAACATCACCATTGAAACTGATGAAGACGATCTTATTGGTGGTTTTCGTCTTATTAATGGTGAGACAGTTTGGCATAATGGTCCTGTCATTGAAGCTCTTCAGAGGGGAGCTGTTCTTCTTCTAGATGAAGTTGATCTTGCCTCTAATAAGATTCTGTGTCTGCAATCTATTCTGGAAGGTAAGGGTATCTTCCTTAAAAAGATTGGTAAGTTTGTCCAACCTAAGAATGGTTTCACTATCATTGCTACTGCCAACACCAAAGGTAAAGGTTCTGAGGATGGACGTTTCATTGGTACAAATGTTCTGAATGAAGCATTCCTGGAACGCTTTTGTGTTACCTTTGAACAGTCCTATCCTACTGCTGCTACTGAGCAGAAAATTCTTGAAGGTATTGCTAATGACCTTAATGTGGTTGCCCCTGCTTTCTGTAAGCACTTGGTAGATTGGGCAGATATCATTCGCAAGACATTCTATGATGGTGGTATTGAAGATGTAATCAGCACACGTCGCTTGATTCACATCATTCGTGCTTACAGTATCTTTGCTGACAAGGAGAAAGCAATCAAAGTTTGTATCAATCGCTTTGATGATGAGACCAAAGCATCATTCATTGAACTTTATGACAAAGTAGATGCAGACTTTGATATGAATGTTGACAACTCCACTGAAAGTTGATATGATTAATGCATGGTCTATGTTATATGATGAAATGAATGACCTTGACTGGGTAAGTGCAAATGGGGGGTTTGAGTATACTCCTACTCCCTATGATGTAGCAGAAGGTGGTCTTAATGTAAACATTGGTGTTGGTACAGAACATGATTGGAATGAATTTTGGAGTTCTATGAAAGAAGACGTGATTGAATTTAACCTTGGCAATAGTCAACCTTGGAAGTATAATGAAGAAGAAATCGTAAAAGAACTTCTTTATTATATCAGAGGAACTTATAGTCAACATTATGCTGCTAATGACCAGAACATCCAAACACTAGATTTTATTGAGGCATCTCATGGTGATGGTGAATCATTTGCCAGAGATAACATTCTCAAATACACTTCTCGTTATGATAAAAAGGGAACACCAAAACGTGACATTATGAAGATCTTGCACTATGCTGTTCTTCTGATGCACTTCAATGAAAAAAACGCACCACAACGTGAAATTTACCCACAATGAATATGAAACTGTCTGAATCAACTGTTAATCTGCTCAAAAACTTCTCTTCTATCAACCAATCCATTCTATTCAAGCAGGGTAACAAACTGCGTAGTATTTCAGTGATGAAGAACATCCTGGTTGAAGCAGAGATTGCAGAAGAGTTCCCTAAGGATTTTGGTATCTATGACCTTAATCAATTTCTCAATGGTCTGTCTCTTCATTCTGCTCCTGATCTGGACTTTACTAGGGATGAGTTTGTTGTAATCAAAGAAGGCAAGATGCGTTCTAAGTATTTCTTTGCTGATCCAACTGTCATTGTATCTCCTCCTGAGAAAGAGATCACTCTTCCTACTGAAGATGTATTTTTTGAACTGTCATCTCAGCAACTGGAGAAACTGAAGAAAGCAGCATCTGTCTATCAACTCCCTGACATCTCTGTGATTGGTGAGAATGGTGTAATCAAATTGGTTGCACGTGATAAGAAGAATGATACTTCCAATGATTTCTCTATCATTGTTGGTGATACTAATAGTGAGTTTGTCTTTAACTTCAAAGAAGAAAACTTAAAGATTATTCCTGGTGCTTATGATGTTATTGTATCATCTAAACTCCTGTCACGTTTTACTAATAAGAATGTAAATGTGTGTTATTATATTGCCCTTGAACCTGACTCTACTTTTGAAGCATGACCAAATGGGAAATAACATATAGGATCCCTTCTACAGGGACCAAGTATCATAAAAAAATTGTTGAATGTCGTTACCAACATGAAGCATCTAAAATTGCTCAGGCAGAGATGCCTTCAGCTACAATTTGTGGGGGTGCCAGGCGCATCAATTGATATTCCTATGAGGGTTGTAGGTAGTGCTCTTGTGATCACTGCCTATTTTATTGTCCTTCATGTGAGCGTAACAATTGGTGTGCTTTTGCACTTTGTTGCAGATCTTATATCTGTGCCATACTTTGTAAGAACAAAATCTTGGGATGTGGTCATTATGCTTGCATTCCTTCTTGCTATATCATTATCTAAATTGTGGACATGAATACTGTACCTAAATTGAGACTGCAAAAAATTGCAGAAGAACTTGGAGGAACTGTGGTGTATGTTACTTGTTCTGACAAAACAACTACACACCAAAAAATTGTGATAGAGTATGGACATCAGAAGAAAACAAAATGAACATCTTTGTGACTGACCCTGATCCCTGGCAGTCTGCTGTGGTCCTTCCTGACAAGCACATTGTTAAGATGCCCTTAGAGACATGTCAGATGCTCTCCATTGTCTGCTCTGACAAGTGGGGGCATGGGTTTGGAACCATCCCTAAGGCAGATGGACAACCATACAAGACTGCCTCAGGTGCCTTCAGAAACCATCCCTGCACCATTTGGGCAAATGAGTTTGTGACCAACTGGCAGTGGTTGCTTGCTCATGGAATGGCATTGTGTGAAGAATATACAGCAAGATATGGTAAGGTTCATACTTGTCACAATAGTCTACTTGCAGCAAAAGAAATTCTACCAACTGCAGATCCACAAGGTCGTAGTGGTAAAGAACCAACTCCTTTTATATTTGCAGGACCTGATGAGTTTAAGTTAGATACTTCAATATCTATTTTTGACAAATACAAGATGTATGTTGCATCTAAACCTTGGGTTAAAGATAACTATCTTAAACTTCCACATCGTAAACCTGATTGGATTGATGGACTATAAAATTATTCACAACTTATTAACTCAAGAGGAAGTTAATGACATATATCTAGTAATCAATTCTGTTAATGTAGAATGGCAGCAAGGTTATGAAACTGTTAGAAACCTTGATAACATTCCAACTACAGCAGAATCTGTAAAAGGTTTCAAGAATTGTATAAGTTTGCTACCATACACTGAGATAGCAGACATAATTTTTCAGGCAATTGATAAATCACATGATTGGATAAATTTTACTCTTCCAACAGATAGTGAAACACCCTTTGTCTCAAGAACTCCAACAGGAGGTTATTATAGACCACATCATGATGCATCAAAAAATGGTCATTTTAGTACCACTATATTCCTAAACAATCCAGATGATTATGAAGGTGGTGAGTTACAACTTGATTTGAATGGGGAGATTAAGAATGTAAAATTATCTGCTGGTTCTTCTATCACTTATAGAACTGGTATCCCTCATTGCGTCAATGAAGTGACAAAAGGAAATAGAGATGTTGCAGTCTTTTGGACTAAGACTGAGTTTCCTGATCAGCATGAATGGATGATTATGGGAGGTATTAGGAAGGCCATGAGTTTGCTTGAATGCAAAAATCATGCTAACCTTGAGGAAGCAAGGGAGGACCCCTATTTTGTTCTTGCCACTTTGATGCACAATATTGAAAGGAAAACCTTATCCAAAACTAATGACAACTCGTAATGAATTTGTTTGGGTTGAAAAGTATCGCCCAAAGACAATTGAAGAATGTATTCTCCCTGAAAATACTAAGCAAGCATTCATTGACTTTCTTGGTAAAGGAGAAGTACCAAACCTACTGCTGTCTGGACCACCTGGTTGTGGTAAGACAACAGTTGCTAAAGCACTATGTCATCAACTAGGTGCTGACTATTATATTATTAATGGCTCTGATGAGGGTCGTTTTCTAGACACTGTACGTAACAATGCTAAGAACTTCGCTTCAACTGTATCGCTATCTTCTCAAGCAAAACATAAAGTCATCATCATTGATGAGGCAGATAACACCACCCCAGATGTACAACTCTGCCTTAGGGCGTTTACAGAGGAGTTTATTGGTAACTGCAGATTCATCTT